TTCATTAGACGACTTTCGCCAGCTGCTCTTTTTTGCAAGTCTTCCATTATTGCATAATCGGAAGCCCGCTTTTCTCTTAAGACTTTAGAGTTCATTGTTTTGTTTTTAAATCAAGTAAATGCAGGGCATTCCTGCGTAATTCGTTTTCAATATTAATTTCTGATTTTACAGATACATTAATTAATTTTTGACAATCTTCATCTATTGTGCTTTGTGCATCATAGCTTCTTTTAGCAACCATTGTATCTGGATTAGCTGGATAAGTGACTGGTGCTACATCATAGACTTTAGAAATAGACCTAATAACTCTTTTAGGCTTCATTCCTTTTTCCTCATGCCAGCTTTCTTTCTCCACGGTAAAAGCAAAACTACTCTGATAGATGTCGCCTCTCTTTACCATTTCCAACAAATCATTTCCAAGTGTGGTGTTAGGTGCGTCAAACTCATATTCCATAGACTTACCGGTAACTTTTAATTTTAATGTGCCAGATGATGTTCTTGCTAGTACCATGTTTGCATCATGATTAAACAAAGCCACAACATCGTTCATGTCTGCATTACTTAGTGATTCACTATCCATCTCCTCCTCATACCATCCCATGTCGTAGGCAGAGTTAAATACTGTGGCAGTGCCGTAAATAGTACGACTATCCTGTTTAGCTCTTATTTCAAAATTTATAGATCTCTTTTCCATGTCGGATATTTTACTGCGTTCATCTATTATCTTCTTTGCTCTTGCCTCTGCCCATGTAAGCATACTTGGTCCTCCCCAGGCATCGTACATGATAGAGCCACATATCTCATTGTCATTCTCGTCAAAATATTTGCCCTGGTCATATACCTTGGCTCTACTTAAAAAACTATATGTCCTTATAACTTCGTTGTCACTTAATGCTTCTCTGCCTGCTAACTGCCTTGCTCTTGTCCATCCTACAGAGGTGCCACAACTAGAACCGTTGTCCTCTTTGTGTTTCCTTGCTTTCTTTGCAGCATTAGTTGCCGATTGTGGATAGTCACTGTGCGGCATTGTCTACTGTTATGTCTGTCTTAATATTACTTGCAAGTGGTAACTCGTAGGAATCGCCACCATCGTATGGATTCATGTTTTCCTTTATGCGAATATCGTTTGGAGACATGGCCAGTACATTACGCATAGTTGTGTAATAGCTTGACCTTGCAGCAATGTCACCACGAAGTAGTCCATCAAGGTTAAAGCGTGTGCAATACTGGTACTTCTCTGCCTCAAAAAATATCTTCCTATTAAATTCTGCCTCTATTGTTTCGCAAAGTGGCATAATGGTATAATTAACAAACATCTGGGAAAGCTGTTCCATGTTGCCAAAAGTAGCTTTGTCCATATCTTCTAACAATATGCCAGGCACTCCTGTTATTCTTGCTATGTCGGAGATAGTAGCCTTCTTAGTTTCGTTAAAAGCTGCATCAGTTGGATTAAGTCCTACTTTTTGGAAATCCATTCCCTCCTCTAAAATAGCAGTACCACCAGCATTTTGACTACCACCAAAAGCTCTATTAAAGCTACTTTTTAGTCTGTCGTATGCTTCGTTTGTTAATCTGCCTGGATGCTTAAGCACCCCGTTTAAGTGCGCTCCGTTTTTATAAAAGTTTGCACCGTAGTTTCGGTTTGCTAGTGCAAGTCCAAAGTTGTCTCTGTGAACGTCTGGCACTAACAAAGCCTTAACACCATCCCAGGCAAGATTTGGAATATAAATAATATTTTCTCCCTTGTATGTCTTGTTTGTCTCTTTGCTTTTAAATATCAGCTCATTCCTTGTATTATAACTTATCTCCATTTTTGTTGGATTAAGTATATGAATGCTATTAATTCTGGACGTTAAATTATTTCTATTAATGACCGCGTAAAATGCACCATGTGATAAATAGTGCAGAACCATTGTTTTATAAAAAGTGTGCGAGGTGTAAAGCTCACAAGGCTCACGGCTTACTATTTTGTAGTTAGGATGATCGGCAGCTATTCTTACTCCGCCATTATCTAACTTTTCGATAATGTCAAAAGGCAAAGAGGCAATGACACCGCCAAGTATTTGCACAGCACGGTAAAAGGCAGGAAGTCCTATAATAGAATATTCATCAACAGCTACACCTGCGGCAGATGTGCGTTGAAACAAAGCACCTAAAGTATCACCATTTATTGGTGTAGATGGATTTTCTAATGATGCTCTACGATTAGAAAAAAAAGACCGCATGGTGTTAAATATTGCCATGCGGTAAAAATAAACAAAATCAGTATGAATAAAACAACTTACAGTAACACGTTAAACAAACCTAATATCCATATAGGCTTTCTTTGCCTTGCGGAAAGAATTGTATGTACTATATTTCTCGTCAAGTCCTAAATCTAATCTTTCTCCTTCTAATTTTTGCCATGCCTCCTCATGTTTAGTGCAATCCCCGACAAGTTGATAAAATCTTGTAAAGTAACCAGATGTGCAATTTATCTGTTTAACTTCTTTGGCATAGTCTTGCCTTCTCATTAATATCTCCATAATTGACATATTTTAATTTGCAATCAGGTACATTATAACATTAATAAGCCTCCTTGTCTTTCACCACTTGTATATATAGTTGGTCTATCTTCTACCATTATTTGTGCGTATGCCATAACCATAGCTACCGGACCATCTACCTTTTCTGTTGATTTTGCCTTATCTATTTTAACATTGCCAGCAGGATCAAATCTAAGCATAACATTTGATAACATCCACTCCATAACTGGATTACCATTATGTGAAATAGTATTACTAATAAACATCTTTTCTACTTCTTTTGTTGGTGCTGACATAGAAATAAACCCTTGCCCAAATGGTTTCATAGTTGCGCCATCATTTGTCAGCTGTATAACAAGTTGACTTGCATTCCAACGGTCAAATGCTATACATTCTATTTTATACTTTGCCGTTAACTCTATTACTTTAGCTTTTATAAAGTCATAGTCTGTAACATTACCATCTGTCATAATAATATTGCCATCTTGCGCCCACTGTACATAAGGCACTCCATCGGACAAGGACCTTTCCCTTACGTTATCCTCTGGGCAAAAGAAATAGGACTTTATATGTGGTTTATCAATTCCTGCCTGTATTGGAAAACAAAGCACTAAGGCTGCAATGTCACGAGTGGAGGCAAGGTCTAATCCTGCATAACACTTTTTGTTGTATAACGCATCATCATCATAAACTATTCTTGTTTGGTCAATATATTGCTGACTTATCCAAACACTGGAGGTAGTTGTCCAAACGTTTAGATTTTTAGTCATAAATTGTATTTGCTTTGCAGCACCTTCATTTAGTGCCTTCTGATACTGATTGTCCATATATTCCATATACGGAGTAATACCTAAGTTAGGGTTGCTTTTTGTCCAGTTCTTTTTATCCTGCCAATCGTCCCCTTCATCTAAGCAAAATAGTAATGGAAACACTGTGTTATCCTCCTTTCTTTTTTCAAGTATGTCAATTAATACTTTTCTAAAATAGTAGCATGGTGATTCCCTGTTGAATCCTGCAGTTGTAGTAATAAGTAGTAATGGCTGTGTTCTACTCCCCATGCCTGTCTCCATAACTTCCAACACATCACTTGTCTTATGTGCATGATATTCATCAATGCAGGCAAAGTGTGGGTTAAGTCCATCCAGTGTGTCGGCATCGGCACTAACAGCTTCAAACTTTGTGTTAGTTGATGGCACATTGCAGTTATACTTAAGCACGTTTACTAACTTGTTAAATGTCCGGCTATCTTTTTGCAATGACTTTAGAAACACCTTTGCAGTATCAAAAGCTATTCTTGCCTGATCACGCGTAGTTGCAGCCGTGTACACCTCCGCACCAATCTCTGCATCCATAAGAAAACAATAAACGGCAATTGCAGCTGCTAACTCTGTTTTACCGTTTTTTCTTGCTATTTCAAGGTATGCCTTGCGAAATCGTCTTCCACCATCCTTTCTTTGCCAGCCAAACAATACTTTTATAAAAAACTCCTGGAATGGCTGAATATTAAACTTTTGCCCAGCTGCCTCTCCCTTTGTATGTCGCAATGCACTAATAAAGGCAAATGCCCTGGCAGCGTGTGTCTCGGAATAAATATATTCCCACTTTGTATTTTTTAAATCATTTAAATGTCGTTCAACTGCCATCCTTGCATAACTGCCTACCACTAACTCACCAGAAACAACATCTTCAATAAATTTCATCTATCTGCCTTTTTTAATCCTGTACTCATGACACCATTAAACAATGTGACAAACATTGTAAGGCCAAAGGCTTGGTAGATGTCAATAGATGGCAGAGAAAATATATCAGGAAATAGCCAATTCCAAAGAATCCATACAGGCATAGAAATAAAGGCAACGGCAGCAAAAGTGCTTAGTATTAAAATAAACGCTTCATACATAGATTCTTTCATTATTTAAATTTTAAAAGTTCAAAGAAAGGATCTTCACTTTCAACATTATGTCCAGTGCCTATCCTTGTTCGGCTTGCAGGAGTAAGTCCAAACTCACTTGCAATTTTTATAGCTTTTGCAACACAATCATTAGCAATCTTTTGAAAACTACTTTGTGCTGCATATTTTAAAGTACCATCAGGATTCTTAAATAATTGCACTCTTGACTTATTTTTTAAAATTTCATTGCATTCAATGTATGTTTGAATTTCATTGCAATAAATAGCCAATATTGATAAATCTAAATCAGTAAGCATACCTAACTTGTGTAACTCTTTTGTAATTGCATACCATTCTTTAATAGCTACTTCACCTAACCACGCTGGTGGATAAGGCAAATTTTTAATTGGTATAGGTTTCATTTCATTTTTTAATGTACGAGACTTTTCCAATGTACCTTTTAATATTTTTAAATCTGTTGGTAATTTAGTCCTCCCCATTGTTCATCATTTTTTTTGCTTGAAATGCTTGCATGGCTTTTATATCTCCAGATTTAGCCATTTCAAATAATTTTAAGTCTATCTTGTAATTTGCCATATTGTTACCAAAATTATATAGTTTAATAAATTTTTTATCAAACTCTAAAGCATCCTGTACAATATGTATTTCTAATTTTAATAAAGATGCTATAACATCTGGTTTATATCCAAATGCACCACAGTTTATTATTATTTCCTCAATTTCGTTGGTATATTGCATATCAAAATTTCCACCATTCTTTTTCAGATTCAATCTGAGAGTTAACAAATGTTTTATAGCTTTTTTGTATCTGTGCAAATGGTAGAACAAATCCACCTGCTTGATTTTCAAAATGGACTGTACAATATTGATCCATAAAATCATATAAAACAATATCGTCAATTATTTGAAAATTCTCTACCGTTTTATTAGCATTTAAATTCATAGACGTGTTTATTACAATGTTCCAATCTGCATTTTTAAGCAGTACAAACTTTGCGTGTACCCTTGCCATTCTAATATTTTCAGTGCCAAACAATTCATCAATAGCAATAGAATAATTTTTCTTTCTGGAATGAAATGACATATCGGTTATAATTTTTATAGTATTAATCATATTGGTGTCAAGCATCCACTTTATGTTGTAACTATCTTTAATACCTGCAGACCAGGTGCATATCACAATGTCAGCTTTGCCTATTTTATTTAATACTGCATAAATCACATCAATTAAACTAAACTTGCCATCTGTAAAGCCATATACTTGACATTTTGGATACAATATGCTTGTAATAGCATTAATATTGCCAATATTAAACACTCCAATGTCACTTTGCTTAAAATGATACTTAAC